GTCTTGTGTGCTTTCGGAATGGCATCAGACATCAGTCCGATTAGCAGGGCTTTTAAGTATGCGCTTGATGAAATCACAAAGAAAAAATCCCCGGCTGCCACCGAGGATTTTAAGCAAATTGATATGCAATTCTGAGGGAATTACTGGATCAATCCACAGGAGTAATTATGACAAAACGTCGTAAGAAATACCAGGAAAAAGAAGAGATTCGACACCCTGATTCACCTGAGGGATTAGTGGTAGCCGCAGCAAATAACAGGGCGTTCGCAGAGCGCCTTGTTGGTGTTTACAGACTAGCCAAAGCAGGAGTGAAACATGGGCGTCGTTAAGTTAGCTGATTACAGGCCTCAACTGGAGGTCGTGGAGCATCGCGTGGCAGATACCGAAGATGGTTTCATGCGCGTTGCTAACGAGATTACCGACAGTCTGCTGATGGCTGATTTAACCGTCCGGCAGTTGAAGGTGATGCTCGCTATCATGCGCAAGACATACGGATTCAATAAGCCGATGGATCGACTCACAAACACGCAGATAGCAGCCATGACAGGTATTCATCACACTCATGTTTGCGCTGCCAAGCGCCAGCTTATTGAGCGTAAATTCCTCATTGCTGATGGCGTGAAAATCGGAGTGAACAAGGTGGTTTCTCAGTGGATTAGCCAGGACAGCTTAACATTAGCTAAAACAGCTAATAAAACATTAGCCAAGTCGGCTAATGGGTATAAGCCAAGTCAGCTAAACACAAAAGACAATATACAAAAGACAATAAATACAAATACCCCCTTACCCCCTAACGGGGATGGCGATGGGCAGGTTAAACCTGAACGTCGCAAGGCAGAACGAATCGACTACGAATCCTTCCTGAACGCCTACAACACCGAAGTCGGTGACAGACTTCCACACGCTGTTGCGGTCAACGAGAAACGAAAACGCCGCCTGAAGAAAATTATCCCGCAACTGAAAACGCCAAACGTGGACGGTTTCAGAGCGTATGTCAGGGCGTTTGTGCATCAGGCCAAGCCGTTTTACTTCGGAGACAACGACACGGGCTGGACGGCAGATTTTGATTACCTGCTGAGGGAAGATTCGTTAACGGGAGTTCGGGAAGGGAAGTTTGCAGACAGGGGGATTGCATGAGACAGGATATCGAAGCTAGCGTTATCGGTGGCCTGCTGATTGGTGGATTAACTCCAACCGCCAGTGACGTTCTGGCAACGCTGGAGCCGGAAGCGTTTTCAATTCCGCTCTACCGGAAAGCCTTCGAGGTTATTCGCAAGCAGGCGAGAAACAGAAACCTAATCGATGCGCTGATGGTTGCCGAGGCGTGCGGAGAGGAGCATTTCACGTCAATCCTGATGACCAGCAAAAACTGCCCGAGTGCCGCAAACCTGAAGGGATATGCCGGAATGGTCGCGGATAACTATCACCGCCGTCTGGTGCTGGAAATCATGGATGAAATGCGTGAACCAATCCAAAGCGGAACCATCGACGCATCGAGTCAGGCGATGGATGAACTTGTAAAGCGTCTTTCAGCCATCAGAAAGCCCCGTGACGAGGTTAAACCTGTACGGTTAGGGGAAATATCACTGACTACACTGACACGCTTGACAGGCGTCTGAGGAACGGAGAAGAGTCAGATACCCTGAAGACCGGAATCGAAGAGCTTGACGCTATCACTGGAGGGATGAACGCAGAAGACCTGGTGATTATCGCCGCTCGTCCTGGTATGGGGAAAACCGAACTGGCGCTGAAGATTGCCGAAGGTGTGGCAAGCCGCGTTATTCCTGGTTCTGACGTCCGGCGCGGGGTATTGATTTTCTCAATGGAAATGAGCGCATTGCAGATTGCAGAGCGAAGCATTGCCAACGCCGGGAGGATGTCGGTTAGCGTACTGCGAAATCCTGCATCGATGGATGACGAGGGCTGGGCACGTGTTGCTAACGGCATGAGTCAGCTTGCAGATTTGGATGTATGGGTAGTCGATGCTTCGCGGTTATCGGTCGAAGAAATACGCTCAATCGCAGAACGGCATAAGCAGGAAAATCCAAACCTGTCACTCATCATGGCGGATTATCTTGGCCTGATTGAGAAGCCGAAAGCAGACCGCAACGACCTCGCAATTGCTCACATCTCCGGAAGCCTGAAGGCGATGGCGAAAGACCTGAAAACACCGGTTATCTCCCTGAGTCAGCTTTCGCGCGATGTTGAGAAGCGACCAAACAAACGCCCGACAAACGCAGATTTGCGTGATTCAGGAAGCATTGAACAGGACGCAGACTCAATCATCATGCTCTATCGGGAAGCGGTATATGATGAGAACAGTAGCGCCGCGCCATTTGCTGAAATCATCGTGACGAAAAACCGTTTTGGCTCGCTTGGTACAGTTTACCAGCGGTTCTGTAACGGACACTTTGTTGCATGTGACCAGGATGAAGCCAGACAGATTTGCACAGCATCAAATGCACCTGCTGCGCGTGGCAGACGATATGCACAAGGGGCTGACGTATGACCATCTACATCACTGAGCTAATAGCAGGGTTATCGTTACTAATGGTTCTTACTGTATATATTATTAAGTATATTCTTTATGCGAATAAAAAAACTAATTGATCACGATGAGCTTCTGTCAACATTATCATATGACTCAGAAACAGGAATATTTAAATGGCTAAAAACAAATTCAGTAGTAAGAGTAAAAGGTAGTATTGCTGGAGGTGTTAGTGGTGGTTATATATGCATTAGTATAAATAATGTTTTGTATAAGGCGCATAGACTTGCTTGGTTCTATGTATACAAAAAATGGCCTCCTAAGTTTATTGATCATGTAAATGGGAACAGACTTGATAATAGGATTTCAAACCTAAGACTGGCAACAGAAGAGCAGAATGCAAGAAACATTGTAGGGAATAGATTAAACACATCCGGTGCAATTGGAGTGTCTTGGTATAAGCCAACTGGCAGGTGGAAGTCTTATGTTGGTTATAAAAATAAGACAATATCGTTAGGGTATTTCGATAGCAAAGAAGATGCAGCATTCATAGCAGCACTAGCAAGAAAGAAACTATATGGAACTTATGCGAGTAAAGCACTTAATTGCGAGCATGAGCTTTTATCTCAATTTAATAATGATGAGGATAAACTTGCGGAATATCTTAAGGAAAAATATAAAAGGACTCGAAAGCGTGTTAAAAAAAGATAAAGGCCTGCTGGTAATCGCAGGCCTTTTTATTTGGGGGAGAGGGAAGTCATGAATCTGGACAAGCAAGATGCACAAACTATTAGCTCATACATAAGGGCATCAAGACCAGATTACAAAGGTCCGGTATTCGTAGATTTATCTCGCCTTGAATAGATTTACATGTGGAAAGCAAGGTTACTTACGCATTTTGTTATTCGAACGATGACTAGCAACATTACAAAACCAATGTAACTGGAAGAGGTGAATATGAGCACACTCGCAGACCTTATTCATGCCGATATGGCTGAAGATGGAGCAAGGCGTAATAGGTACTGGAAATCATCGAGCCTTCCAGTTTGTGAAAGATTCAATCACAGGCCAAAACCAAAACGTAGCCGACGAGACAAAGTGTTGAAAAAACTCATGCAAATTAACATGGCTGGTTTTGTCAGATTCGTGAGTGAAACGACTAACGGTGATTGATATGGACGAATCAAGAAAGCAGTTTGAGGAATACGTTGCCAAAAAATTGAGATTACCATTCGAGATGATAACCGAGGCAAGAAATGGTGATAGGTACTTCGCATTTTCAAGCATGGATATTCGTCACTCCTTAAATGATTGGTGGGCTTTATGGCAGGCATCGCGAGCAGCTATTGAACTGGATATCGACTGGCCCGAATCGAATGACGACCTTTGGAAAGATGGTGAAGAAGGTGCTTATGCGATGGGTTATGAGGATGGGCGTGACAAAACGGTAATTGCAGTAATGAAAGCCATCAGGGCCGCAGGAATCAAAGAAAAGAATTTCGATTAAGCAAATATCACTTCAATAAATCGCTTTTAAGGCATCACAATCGCTCTGTGGTGAGGTAAGCACGTGCAAGGTATGCCAATAAGCAGCGAGAATGAAAAATGCGTCAGAATGCGTTTGAGGAGGTTTTAAGAAATGAGTACGATAGCTGAGCTTGTCAGGGCTAATTTTCGTGAAGAGTTGGTGCGTTGGTATCGGTATCGTTCATCGTCCAGTTTGCCGCTTGATGAGTTGTATGAGCATTCACCTGCCGCACGACGCTATCCGCGTGACCGTGTTCTTCGACGGTTGTTCAAACTCAACAATGAGTTTCAGCGCAACAGAATTATCCGGAGTCTGGATTTTAAGTGAAGGAGTGAGCATGAGCGACCTATCATTAACCCAGCCAAAGCTAAAAGAATGTCCGTTTTGCGGCGGTAATGCTCGTCTGTGGGTTGAGGCCGGAATAAATATTGATGTGTGGGGCTATGCAGAATGTGACCTCTGTGAAGCCAGGGTGGCATGGGCACCATCAGTTGCTGCGGCTACTGAAAAATGGAACCGGAGAGCAGGAGATGAAGCAAACCTTTCTGCTTCGCAACGAAGCAATCAGAAATAACGCCATAGACGCCATTCTCTCACTACCCATCGACGACAAGTCACCCCACGAAGTCCACGTTAAAGAACCCAAGCGCAGCAAAGCGCAGAATGACCGCATGTGGCCGATGCTGAACGATGTTTCGCGTCAGGTGCTATGGCATGGTCAACGGCTGGCGCCGGAAGACTGGAAAGACCTGTTCACTGCCCTGTGGCTTAAGACCAAAAAACTGGAGCAAAGAAGTGCGCCTGGTATCGACGGTGGCGTTGTCATGCTTGGCGTGCGTACCAGCAAAATGCGAAAGGCCAGCATGACTGAGCTTATCGAAATCATGTTCTGGTTCGGCTCAGAGCGCAACGTGCGGTGGAGTGATGACTCCCGGCGAGAGTATGAATGGTCACAACGAAAAGGTAGGGCTGCATGACTATCAAATCAAATACACCAGCACACGACAAGGACTGCTGGCAAACGCCGCTCTGGCTTTTTGATGCGCTGGATATTGAGTTTGGATTCTGGCTGGATTCAGCTGCGAGCGACAAAAACGCTCTGTGCGCTCACTGGCTAACTGAGGCTGACGACGCGCTAAATTCTGAGTGGATAAGCCACGGTGCAATCTGGAATAACCCACCGTACAGCAATATCAGGCCGTGGGTGGAAAAAGCCGCTGAGCAGTGCATACAACAGCGACAGACGGTAGTTATGCTTGTGCCAGAGGATATGTCAGTCGGATGGTTCAGCAAGGCTCTGGAGAGTGTTGACGAAGTTCGCATCATCACTGATGGACGGATTAATTTTATCGAACCATCGACAGGGCTGGAGAAGAAGGGAAACAGCAAAGGCTCAATGTTGCTGATTTGGCGACCGTTCATCAGTCCTCGACGGATGTTTACTACCGTATCCAAAGCGGCATTGATGGCGATCGGGCTGGGCGTCAGGAGGGCTGCATGAGGCGACAGCGACGAAGTATCACCGACATCATCTGCGAAAACTGCAAATACCTTCCAACGAAACGCTCCAGAAATAAACGCAAGCCAATC